AAGGCCCGTATGACCGCTCAGTGCCATTCGGGTAAAAGCGCGTCTTAAAGACGGCATTTACGTCACCTTGCGACTTTTCATCCGGCAGAAGCTCAGTCACGCTCATAACTTGATCCCCAGCGCCAATCCGGAACGGACCCGTCTCGGCGTAAGGTGTCAGCGCACCGTAATCAAAACCAATCTCATGCTCGTAAATTTTGTAATCCGCTGGATCAGCCATCATTGGCTGGCGGAATGCGCTGCGGTCAACGCCAGCTGTGCGGGCCAGCTCGCCAATGTACCATGTGTTTTCTGTGTAGTTAAACGTCACATAGCGATTGTTTTCCGTTGATGCTGCGCTTGGGTAAAACCAAGTAATCTCGCCAAACATGGAATTAGACATGCCAAACGATTTGCTGATCTGGCCACGGTTGATGTCGTTGAAAACATAATCTGACACGTCGCAGGGCAACTCCTGAACCTGACCGCCCGTGTAAACGTAAAACGAATTAACGCCCATCCAGAATGCACCCGCATCCACAACAACGGCAGCCTGCTTTGCTGCAAGCCCGCAGGACGTGCCAACGCGCTCAATGCCGTAAACGTATGGCGGGCCAATGTAGTTAGCAACGTGGGCATCGCGTGTTGTCAAAAGCAAGGTTTGCCCGGCAACAGTCACGCCCTTCATCAATGCGCCAGACGTGTTTAGCTCAAGATCACCCGCCTCGTTTGTAGCGGCTGGCGTCCATGAATTGTTATCCTCACGGTCAGACCACTGCACCTTGCGAGGATTGCCGCCCGCGCCAAGCGCAAACAAAAAACGCTCCTCAGTTACAACGCAACCAAGATTGCTTGTCGGCGCGTTAGACAAAACCGCAGCGGGCGTGCCTGTGCCGAGCTGCCATTCGTAAATCTTGCCATCGTCCTCGTTGCACGCCAGCAAGTATTCGCCCCACGTTTCCAAATCCCAGCTGGTCGCTGGCTGAATGCGAACTGTGTCAGGCCGAGCAATGCCGTATGCGTATGCGCCAAACTCCGCGCCGCCGTAGCCTGTGAAAGATATTGCGTCCTCACGTCCAGCAGTTAAGCCAACCGGAGTAATGTCATATCGAGCGCCAGTCTCAGCCCAAGCATAAAGTTTGTTGTATGTGCCAGCGGCAATCCAGCGGCTACTGTCGTTTGTGATCCAAGTGGCCATGCCGCGTATGCTTGCGTTTGCAGCGTTGTTGTTGCGCGTGCGCCACCCGCCTACCGGGCGCATAACGCCGTCATGCCAGCGAATAAGGCTTGCATCACGCCAGCGGCCCATGCTCTGCAAGTCAGTGCCGTTGCGATAGACGCCAGCTGGAATGTTTAGATCAATTAAAGCCATTGTCGCCTCTCGGAAAACGCATTGCGGCCAATATAGCACATTGTACCAAATATGCAAAAGGCCAGCATATAGCTGGCCAGTTGCGTTATATCGTGCGAGCTATTCAGCTTCGTCTTCCGCTGGCGCTTCCAAAGAGTCAGCCAGCATCTTAACAAACGCCTCACGACCCACTGAAAGCTGATCCAAGTTAAACTGAGCATTGCCCAGCTTTCGATCTAGGTCTTGCACATGGTTAAGCATAGCCTTCTGTGCGTCAGTGAAGTCTTCGATGTTGTATTCGATGTCGTTGACAGTAATGAGGTTCTTTTCGTTTTTACTCATAACGGTCTCCTTTCAGGTTTGAGTTTAAGAGTTAGCTGCGATTGCAGCGTTTACCGCAGTCATGTCTTCTGTAGTCCAGAAGTCTTTAGCCACCATGATTTCGAGATGCTCTACGTTGCGTGACACAGTGTCAGCCCAATCAGCATCGTCCATGTCCTCTGGTTGCCCAGCGTTTAGCAAGTCAACAGAGTGACCCATTGCTGTGTAGTGCTGGGCAATCTCTTCTGCGGTTGGTGTATCCGTCATGTCTTTCTCCTTTTCTGACTGGTTACGATTAAGCGTTTTCTAGGGCAGTGATCCGTGTCTCTAGTGCAGTAATAGTTGCTTGTTGATCTTGGATTGCTTTGATGCAAAGTGATACCATATTGCCATATGCAAGAGCATCTGGTCTGCCTTCTACATCATATTGCACAAACTCTGTTAAGCCAGCATCATGGACTTCTTCTGCAATTAAACCGCCAAATACCCTGTCCCCATCATTGTTTCCTTTATAAGTAACTGGGCGAAGTGTCATAAGTTCTGATATGCCAAACGGCGCATCTTCAACACTATGCTTATACCTAATAGAGGAAGTAGACCTTCTATGTAGCCCATCGGAACGCACATTTATATTTGCGGCATCGGCAGTTGTATCATTATACACTCCCACCATTATGAATTGCCCAGATGGTGTTACACGCAATCTAGGATTACCATCCCCATCCGACAGCACGATGTTGTTGCTTGAGGTGCGGATGTCCAAGCCGCCTTGGTTGCCGTTGTAGCTGCCAAGGATGGTGTTTCCCTCGCCCGATGTTATTAACTTACCAGCGTCTTTCCCGATGTAGGTATTGAAACTTGATGTTGAAGCGTTACCAGCAGCGTCTCCAATAAATGTATTAGACCTACCAGTAGTATTACTATACCCCGCCTGATACCCCAAGGCAGTGTTGTTGCTTGCGGTGGTGTTGGAGAACAGTGCTTCACGACCCACTGCAACATTATATGCGCCTGTCGTATTGGAATATAGAGTACGATATGCGCCTACGGCAGTATTACTTTCGCCTGTTGTTGTGAATTTACCAGCCTCACGACCAACGAATAGTTGTGGCCCCGTATCGTTGTTATAACCAGCCTGATAACCAATCGCTGTAACCCCTCCGGCATTAGCATTGCTTTGCGTGTATGCAGCCTGATAACCAACAGCAGTGTTGTTGCTGGCGGTGGTGTTGGATTGTAAGGCATAATATCCAAGGGCCGTATTTGATGTACCAGAAGTGTTTTGATAAGCAGAGCCATAACCCAATGCGACATTGTTAGCAGCAGTGTTGGATTGTAAAGCATAATACCCCACAGCAGTGCTGTTGCTGGCTGTGGTGTTTGCAGCTAATGCGCTACGCCCAATAGCAATATTATTGCTAGAAGTAGTGGCGACTTCTAGAGCAGCATAACCAATAGCAATATTATCATTGCCTGTAGTAAGCGTCTGCAAAGAGAAAGGTTGAAGGGCCAAGTTTCTTACACCCGTAGTAATAGAATTACCCGCTCGATGCCCAATACCTGTGTTCCAGGAACCCGTTGTAACATCAAGCAACGCTTGGTAGCCAATGGCGGTGGTACCTGTCGCAGTGGTGTTCGCATATGCAGCTTGATACCCAACAGCAGTGTTGTTGCTGGCTGTGGTGTTGGAGTAGAGAGCCTCACGGCCAATGGCTACTGATAAAACACCTGTAGTGTTGCTATATAATGCTTGAGAGCCAAAAGCGTCTACGTTGTGCGTTGAGTTATACCCTGCTTGATAGCCTACAGCCGTTGACTTATTAGCGTCACCCGTAGACGACATACTATATAAAGTCTGATACCCAACCGCTACGTTGTTGTTGGAGGTGGTGTTTGCTTGGAGTGCATCAACACCAACCGCTACGCTGTTACTGCCTGTAGTATTGCTGTCCATAGAGTCTTTACCTACAGATACATTTAAAGTGCCTGTAGTGTTAGCCGATAATGCTAAATAACCTAACGCAGTATTAGAAGCACCTGTGGTGTTAAGGTCTAAAGCATACGTGCCTAACGCTACGTTGTTACCTCCTGTACTGTTAGTGAATAAAGCTCTATACCCAACCGCAGTGTTTTGGCTTGCGGTGGTGTTGGAGACTAGTGCAGAAGCACCCATTGCAGTATTGTACTGTCCTGTGGTTGTCAGTGCCAAGGCATTATAACCAACCGCTACATTATAAGTGTCGCCAGTGGTATTGAGGTTTTGCAGTGCGCTTCTACCAACGGCAACATTTCGTGATGCTGTTGTGTTAAGCTGTAGTGCCACATCACCTATCGCCACATTGCGAGAGCCGGTTGTATTAGTATAAGCCGCTTGATAACCCACTGCTGTGTTGCTGCTTGCGGTGGTGTTGGAGAATAGTGCATTAGATCCAACAGATGTGTTTGATTGGCCCGTGCTGTTTGTATATAAAGCGGCTGTCCCCAACGCAACATTGTTTTGACCAGAAGTGTTTGCTGTCAGTGATTGTGTACCAATAGCAGTATTACTAATGCCACTAAGTGAGCCATCATCTAAGGCTTGATTACCCAACGCCACGTTGTTTGTACCAACAGGATAGTTCCCATCAAGCTTGATCGTGCCGCCATCGACTGACACGTTGCCAGCTACAGTTAAACCGTCCGTGACGGCTGTGCCTGTTACGTCTACGCCTGTGGCAGTCGTCGCCAGCTTCGCGCTATCTGCATAAGACAACGTAGCGGCAGCAGTCTTACCGCCAATTGCATTTACAACCGAATCTAACGTATCAAGATCAGTGTTGATCTTTTCGCCCCAAGTATCCTCGGATGCGCCGACCTCTGGCTTCGTTAAGCCATATGCAGTTGTGGTTGTGTCAGCCATGTTATTCTCCTATGCGGCGTCAGCCCAAGTTTCGCTCGAAGCCGAGGCGGGTGTCCAGTCCGTTGATGTAGGGGGAACAGCCGACCAGCTTTCTGGCGTGCTGCTTGCATCTTGCCACACTTTGCTTGACGGATCAACACCAGTCCAAACTTCAGGTGTATCTGGGATTGGCTCCCACTTTTTAACAGCATTGCAAGTCGTACTCAGAAGAGTGCTAATTAAAGCACTACTCGACTGAACCCGGTTGCACGTTGCTACAGATGTTATAACGCAAACAATGTCAGCGCTGCTAATGTATATCGCCTCAGCATGGGCCGACGTGCTGCACGCAGCAGAAATCGCAGCCGCAGTTGGCCTAACGCGAACCATGTCAGAGCTGGCAGTTGACGCAGCGGCAATCGTGCCATCAGCAGTGCGGACGCGATTACACGCGGCAGACGTAGATGAAGCGCAAGCTGATGCTGCATCGCTCTCACGCACGCGCTGGGCTGCAGATGTAGCTGTGGTGGACGCTGTGCTAGATGCCGAAGCCTCACGCACTCTAACGGCCTCAGATGAGGTCGTAGATACGCCTACAACAATAGATGCGTCTAGCCTAACGCGGACCGATGCCGCTGCCGTCGTTGTTGTGATAATAATCGTGCTAGCGCCGCCAATAACAGCGCCATCCAGCCCGTAGTTATACGAGCCGTATGTAGCCCTGCCGTAGCCAGAACGATACTCAGCCATTAGTCAAGTGTAACGTCAAGATCACCAGATGGGAGCCTAAACACGTCGCCCGTGTCAATCGCCTTGCTAGTGGTCAGCGCCGCGTAAGCAATTAAGTTGCCGCCAGTAGACGCATCAAACACGCCAACGTCAGTAACCGTGCCATAAGCCGACGTAGCAACTGGCCACTCAATTGCAGCATTGTTTGAGGCAGTGTTGCCGGAAACAGTAAACGTAACAGCCTGACGCGCGTAACCGCCGCCAGATACTTCAGTTCCGCCGCCGGGGTCGGATGGCGATGCAGTGTAAAGTGCAATATGCCACTCAGTCGGGCGTGTTGCGCTGCTTGTCGTAAAAGACCAAGTTAAAACTGTGGTCTCAAATGTGTCTGAAAAACTCATGTTAATAAGCCCTTATTTTCATGCGACGGCCTGATCCGCCAAATTTAGCCTTCTCACCTGACATATTTATAGCATCAATCGCGCTTTGATACAAAGCAGCCCAAACCTGCAAGCGCGCATCATCCTTCAAGTATGGCGCGGAGTGTATGAGTGAACCATACAAGTATGCGTCAGGGAAGTATTCCAACATCCAGTTGGATGTATTGCTGTCAGTCAAAGGCTCAATGCGCGCGTTGTAATATAGTTCGGCAGTGTAAGTGCCATCAGGCGCAGGGAATATTTCAATCTCACCGGCAGTAATCGCATAGTAGGCTGGCTCGCCGCTGGTGTTCGCTCTCTTATACTTGCGGTCAAGCAACTGAAACTGGCTTATTAACTCAAGCGGACGCGTCTCGCCCGACGTAATGTAAAACCGAATAGCCTCAAGAAAGTCAGCGGGGATTGCGCTGTACTGCGTGTCAAGCTCCGCAGTGCTGCGCTTCTCCTG